ATGTAGATTAATAAAAATTAATTGTAAATAAATATTAAAATACTTTCTTATCAATCATTTAATTAAAATATTATATATATTTTGTTTTTCTTTTAGATGATAGTTGATTCAATACTGTATTTAAAAACCTTAATAAAATCTATTTAATAATAATTTCAAATATTTATCTCAAAAATAATATATTAATTCTTGAACTAAAGATTGATTGCTTTATACTAAATATAGTTAATAATAATAATAAAAAATGGAGATAATCAATTATGGAATTTGAAAACAAAAAAGAACTAAAAAAAGAACTAAATGAAATTATAGAATTAGCTTGTTCATTAGATGAAAAAATCGGTGATATGGTTTCAATAATTTGCGATGAAATAGAAGATGAAACAATTCAAGAACTAGAATATGAATTCGAGAATTCAGAATTTTCTAATAGTGTAGCAAATTATCAATATGAATTTACATCAAAGTTAATGAAAATTTTAGAAAAAATATAACCCTAAAAAATGGAGACTAAAAAAATGAAAAACAAAATTTCAATTAAAGATCAAATTTTCAATAGTGTTGCAGATACTTTAGAAATTCAATTAAAAAAACACGGTTTAAAATGGTCTAAAAATTGGGTAGAAAATTCAACGACTCAAGATTTAAATATCATTTCAAAAAAACCTTATAATGGTTTTAATACATTTTTGTTATTTGGTTCAAGAATGCAAAATGCATATAAATACCCATTTTGGCTAACTTTTAATCAAGCAAAAGATTTAAAGTTTAAAATTTTAAAAGGTTCGAAGTCTACATTAATTGGATATTATGAAGTTAAGGAACAAGTTTATAATGAATCAAAACATAAAAAATATAAGACTATTTCTAATACTTATTTAAAAAATGGGGTTTTATATATTAAATTATTTATACAAAAAAAAAGTAATGTTTTTAATATACAACAAACAACAATTATGAATGATCAAAAAACTTTGGATAAATATATAAATAAATTTATTAAAAAAGAAAAAGAATCATTAATAAATACTGATCAAGATTATACAGAAATACAAAATATTATTTATAATCTTGCCATTGTAAATCATGAAAAAAGTGGAGGTTGTTTTTATTCACCTTTACATGATCAAATTACAATGATTGAAAAAAACCAATTCAATTCTAATTCAGATTATACATCAGTTTTATTTCATGAGTTAGCCCATTGGACAAAGACAGAAAAAAGAACAAATAGGGAAAAATTAAAATTACCATATTCAAACGAGGAATTGGTAGCAGAAATTACTAGTGTATTTTTATCTATATATTATGGTGTTGAATTATTCCCACGAGAAAACCATACGGCATATATTCAGAGTTGGTTAAAATCTTGTAAAGATAAAAAGAAAAGTATTTATCAAGCTTTTCAATTGGCTAAAAAATCATCTCAATTTATTACAGAAAAAATTGATATTAAATTAAATAAAATTATTACTTCAGAAACTAAAGAAAAAATAAAAAAACAATTAACTAATTAATAAAAGGAATTAAAAAAATGAAAAATAAAATAAAAAACTTTTTAAAATTATTAAAAAAATTATTTGGATTATGGTTGTTTTCAGTAACTTCAATTATCACTTATAATTTTCCAATTCAACCTATGGAAACTCAACAAGATATAAATTTTAATTGGATAATTGTACTGATTATTTTCTTCAGTTTTTGTTTATCTTCAATGTTAATTTTTGAAGATTAAAATTTTAAATTAAAAAAATATTTGTTAATTAATTTTAATAAATATTTTTTTAATGATAGTGAATTAAGTAAGTAAGCAAATCAATTTAATATTAATAAAAAAGGAGACTAAAAAAAATGTTAAAAAAAACTTTAAAATATAATTTATCAAATTTAGAAAATATTTTATTTGATACCTATAAATTTACTGCTAAAGAATTAGCAAATCAT